TTAGCGCGTGATTCCGAATCACATGCTATGCTTTTGCATTGAATAGCAACGATTTACGCAATTGCACGCAAGGATTGACGCAAGAAATGCTAGATTTTAAGCGGGTTTGCTTGGTTGCGTGGCAAGGTTTTGTCCGCATTGCGTGCAATGTCTTAATGCAAGTAACTTGCAATAGTGGATTTTTCTCATTGGGAGAAGAAATGCATTTATTTTCGTTTCCTTTCGTCATTCATTCCTCGTTTCATTTGCGTCATTACCTTCTGTTGATTTGCGTCATTACCTTCTCACCTAATTTCGCCTTGTTAGCGTTAGCTCAAACGCCATTCGTTTTGGAGCTTGTTGCGTTGGTGGCGTTTGATCATTCCGATCATGAAATGATCTCGCCGATCCGCGTATTAGCGTACGGCGCTTGTGTAGTATACAAGCGGTAGTTAACACAAAAAACACTTTTTATTTGACAATGTAACGTGTGTAGTTATGTGTGTATTAAAGCGCGGCAATTAAGCCAAGCGGTAAAAAAGATATATTATGAAAAACAAAAGTGTTAAATCGTGGGATGATTCCCACATGAAAAAAACGATTGCTTGCACAGTAAAGACAAGCGATGGAATCACTCATAGCGTAAATGTAAACGCAAGCCACCCTTCACCCGTAAGTCAAGCAATGACATATGTGAACGCTCTTTATCGCAAAACGGGTAGAGGTTTACCCGTTATAGTAAATGCTTATTAAGCCAAACAAAAGAAAGATATATATTATGAAAAACACTACTTACAACGGTTGGACTAATCGCTCTACTTGGTTGATTAACCTATTGTACGAGCCACACACTGAAAGCGATCTTGATTGGATAAAGGAAGAACTTGAGGAGCGTGTAAGTTCATTATCCAATAGCGATAATGTTTGCGACAAGATACTTGCGGATATGCTCAACCTTCAGGAAATCGATTGGGATAAGTTAAAGGAGCATGTTGAGACGGAAGAAACTTGCGAGGCTTAACACTACAGAAAGGCACACACGATGCACGATCACTACATCTTATCACTAATCATCCTTGCGCCTTGGTTCATGGTAGGCGCTTGGGAACTATTACAAGCAATTAAGGAAAGGAATTAAGACAATGAGTTTAGAAGAATTACAGAACGAATACACGGATTGGTTAGTTGAGAACTTACCGCGTGAATATGTGGAGAACCAAGATTGTAGCGCTGAGGCTATTCTCTTTGAATCATTGGATGGCGGACAACTTACCCTGAATGATGAGCAAAAGAAATGGCTTAAGGATTTTTGCAAGCGTTGGGATGAAAGGAGGGAGAAATGAGTTGGAGTTTACCAAGTAACAAAGTCAGCCTTAAATTTGTCCATTGTCCAAGATGCGGTAAGGACTATTCGACGCGAGAAAATGGCATTAGGAGAGAAACAGCGCCGATTTATTCAAAGAAGCGGGTTACAAAAAAGCATAAGAGGTAAGTAATATGAAAAATAAGAAGAAAGATTCAACTAGCATTGAAAACTTACTTTTTCCTAAACTTGACGGAAAGGTAAGTATAGGTCCTTACAACCTGATTGAGTTAAAAACTGATTCATTCAAGATTTATTTCAACAGCAACGGGGTATTCGATAAATACGGGGAAAAGATTACTTCTAATAGCGTCATTAAAATGATGCAAAACGCACAACCTGAAAGGGCAAAAGTAATATGAAAACCGTTTCAATTCCTAAACTTTCTACGCCCGGCAAAATTGATTTAGCACGGGCCGCACTTGCAAATGATATCGTTTTGCTTTCAAAACTTATTGCGGCTATTCCTGGAGATCCGAGTGCGACAAATACAACCAAGTACTTTGCAACGGGATTTTTATCTTGGTTCGAAAACCAAAGCGGGCCAACGCCGTTTTCCGTATTTGCGGCGGCGGGTAATATGAAATTGCCATTTTACGCTTTTAGCAGTTTACCCGGTTTTGATTGTCCGGGCGCGGGCGCTTGTTTGTACGGTGAAAACAAATTCACGCCGGAAAACTTTGGGAAAGGTTGGTGTTATTCGTTTACGGGTTGGCGTTATCCGGCGGCGTTTTTTCGTCAATTGCAAAACTCTATTTTGTTACGGTCAAAAGCGGGCCGGGCCTTAATCTCAAACGAATTTGCGAGTATACCGGAAGGCCGGACCGTTCGCCTTTATGTTGACGGCGACTTTGCCAATTTGGCAATTTTGCGTTTTTGGATGGAAGCTTGCAAGACAAGGCCGGATTTAGATGTTTACGGTTATAGTAAATCATGGGAATTGTTTTTGACTTTGGACAAACAAGGATATTCTTTCCCGGCAAACTATTTACTTAATGTTTCGAGCGGGTCCCGGTACGGTTCCAAAGTTAAAGATAAGGTTTTGCAATTGGATTGCACGCGCGGCGAGTTTGTTGCGGTCCCGGTAGCGAGAAAGTGGATAACTAGCAAAGCGTATCAGGATAAAGACAACGCCGGGTCCAACGAGTACAGGAAAGAAGTATTGGAAGCGCTAAAAGATGCGGGCCATGAAAAGCGCTTTGCTTGTCCGGGCGCATGTGGCAATTGCATTGCCAGGAAAGAGCACGGTTGCGGCACAAACCGTTTACGCGGCGTTGTCATTGGTATTGGAATACATAGCTAGAAAGGAAAAGAGAAATGAGAAAATTTAAATCTTACAAAATGGACCCCAGGATTATCCAAGCGCGTTTTGATAGCACATGCAAAGAAACGGGAAAGGCCATAAAGAAAGGCCAGGATTGCGTTTATTATCCTAAAGCGCGGGCCGTCTATCATATGGAAAGCAAAACGGCACAAGATTTTAATTCGTGGCACGAAGATGTTTTCGTGCTAGGCCATAATTATTAATATGAATAAGGAACAAACACGCGCTTTACTTGGTCAACTCATAAGCTTGCAATCCATGATAAGAGAAATGGAAGAAAACGGTTTTTCGTGGGATAAGATGCAATCAATTAAGGATAACTTGCGGCTTATGATTATAGACATTGAAAAAGCGCTCGACTGAACGCGGTTCTAAATCAAACGAGAAACGCGCCAATTTTTTAATCTTACTTACTACACATATACACACATGAATACACTATTTGAACTTATTTTCTTTTTACCCTGGGTTCCGGTTTTCGCGGTCATTGCATGGGACCTTATCCAATACGAGAAAGGCGGGGACCTATGAAGCACGCCAACGATATATTCCCGCAAGCGCTTTCCGAGCTAATAGCATTAGGAGAGAAACAGCGCCGATTCATTCAGGAGAAAGAGAAAGCGGTCGATCATTCCGACCGTGAAACGGTCTCGCCGATCCGCGTTAAGCGTAAGGAGAAACGCGCACATGTGAGGCTCACGGAGCGCGAGAAAGTGCAGTTACTATTTCAATTCAACTAATACAACAAAAAGATATATACCATGAAAAAACTAATAATAGAACTAACGGATAAACAGCATTGCTTACTAACTAGAATTGCAAAGGGAGATAAGAGAAAGGTGACTGACTTGGTTTACCTCGCTCTTTCTAGAGGCTTTGAATATATGTACTGCGAAACCTCTTTAAATATAGATAAAGTAGAATCCGATTACACGGATGAAGAGAAAAAGCAGATTGCAAAGAATAAGAAACTTGAGGCGACAAAAGGGTGGGATGATCTCACTTACTCCGAGAAAGAGAAACGCGGATATGCTTATGTTTGCCAATCCTTGAGTAACTACCCAACGGACTTTATGCCAGGATTTGCAGAATCACTTGAGAGAAACGCAATTGAAGGACTAAAGGAGGACGCATAATGGAAGCGACAAAAGAGAAACGCGCGGGCTTTACGCAAGGACCGTGGATAGTGGAAGCGGGCAAGGAGTATTCTATTCGGAGCAGGAATAGCGTGGTAATGCTCATAGGTGACGCCAGGAGGTTGATCCCTATGAACGAAGACGCTCGCCTAATCGCGGCGGCTCCGGAGATGTTTGAGCAATGCAAGCTATTCGAGAAATGCCTTACGCATCTAATCAATAGCGGGGATAGTGGCGCGGACCTGGAGCGCGACAAACTCCGCGAGGTACTCGCCAAGGTAGACGGGGGCGAGGGATGATTCGCTACGATTTCGACACAATAGACGGCACTTGGGTAGCCTCATTACTTGGAAGTTATCGCAAGATGGCAGATGGTACAATGAGGCAAATGATTATCAGAACTGCATCAGGAATTACAAAGCAGGAAGCAAAGGAGAAACTCGATGAGCAGTAAAAACGAGTCCGACACAATTGCGCGCCTGGCGTTGGGCCTTGTCATCTTTTTGGTGATGAGGTTCGCGCCAAGGGCGGTTGAAGCTTGGCAAAAGAGAAAAGATATGAAAGGAGAAATGCGATGAGTGAGACATTAGAATTACTAGAAAACTACAAAAGCCAATTTCAGGAGGGCGTTGAGATTTGGTATAATTACAGAATCATGAATCCTGAAAATAGGGATTTGCCGAAAGTGGGTATCGCTTACGCAAAGATTCGAGGCATAGATGGCAATAAGTTAGATTTGAATAACGGACATGAGGCCAAGTGGAATGGATTGCGATATGAAATTGAAGACCTCGGAGCATTTGTGGAATTACGATCCGCAGAAACTCTTGAGAAAGTCTTTTACCCTGAGTTGGTATAAGGAGAAATGCGATGACTAGATGGCAAAAATCAATTACTTTAAAAGCAATCCGTAATAATCAGATAAAAGGGTTCGAATGCGGGTTTATTGCAAAACCGGAAGACATGATAGGAAAACTTGAACCCTTCGTACAATGTTGGCACATTCAATATTTGGGTGATGGCACACAGGAATTTTTTACTGAAATTAAAGATGCACAGGAGTGGATACGGAATTTTGGTGAATAAGGAGAAATAACTCTTCAACCCCGTACCCCCTCAAAAAAGCGTTTTGTTTCGCAACATGAGTCTTTACCCTCGTAAGCGATCAAAACGCTTTTTAGGGTACTCTAGGGTAGCTTAAACGGCAAATCTGTAGCTTTTGTACCCATCTGTAGTTTACCAAGGCGGATCGGATGCATTTTCCTCATCATGCAATCGTGCTTCCGGCGAGAAAGTGCCAATGCTCTTCTCAAATACCAGGTTGCAACCTATGTCCGTCTCTCCGCCTCGGTTCTTCGCCACATGGCAGAATACCTTGTCCCTCGTATCATCGAGCTTCTTGTCCACGCTAAGGAGAAACGCGACATCGCAGTCCTGCTCGATGGACCCACTCTCACGCAAATCCGATAGCATTGGCTTACGGTTCGCGGTTTCAAGTTGCCTGTTTAGCTGAGACAAGGCGAGGATGGGAATCTGTAGTTCCATGCTGATTTGCTTCAATGAGCGAGAAATGTGCGACACTTCCTGCACTCTGCTATCAAACCCTGGAGCGGATAGGAGTTGCAGGTAATCGATCACCGCAAGCCCAACATCTCCCTTCGCTCGCTCCTGGGCGAGAAAGGCGCGGAATGAATCAAGCGTAGCCTTGTTATCATCTTTGAAAGTAATAGGCCATCCCTGCATCCTCTTTGTGGCATCCTCCAATCTTTTGCGGTGGGCGGGAAGAAGATCCCCCGCTTTGCGCGGACGGGCAACCCCGCTGTCGCGGGAGAGTAACCGTCCTGCACATTCTGCGGCTGACATCTCAAGGGATGCGTAAGCCACGCGGTATCCCCTCTTCGCAATCTCATGCGAGAAATGTATCGCAAGTGCTGACTTCCCTACTCCGGGTCTTGCCCCTATGCAGTACAATCGCCCAGGCGTGAATCCACCGCCTAGCGCGAAGTCCAACTTCGGAAAGCTTGTGGGGATGGCGGAAGAGTCTCCCGCATCTATCGAGAGAAACTCGGAGTATGCTTCCTTTGCCGCCTTTCCCGCTTGCACCTGGCCCTTGCCCTGAGACAGGGCTTTTGCCACTTGCATGTTGAACTGCCCCGCAATCTCCTCCGTTGGTTTTCCCTGCTTGAGAAGATCCATCGATTCCATGAGGGCCCGTTCCGCGAGTCTCCTGTTCCGAGAATCCACCAATTGGTCCACATACCTATCCACCTGCCCACCGCCAAACTTCTCCGCAAGCTCGATTGCTTCAGAAGCATACTCAGGTAATTCGATTGCCACATCCACCTCATTCAACTCGGATCGGGAACCGATCAAGCGGAATATAGCGCTATGGGCAGGAGAGGAGAAGTCATCCTCCGTGAGGCGCTCAAGGGCGATGGCAGAGGAGAGATTACTTTCGTCACGCAGACATGCGGAAAGAACCGCCTGCTCGGATGTGAGGTAATCCATCAGTCTAAGGTTATCTCCTTGATGGTATGTCCAGGTTGCGTATGTGGAATACTTTCCTTGATCCACTTGCGACATGCATTCCGGTAAGTCGCGATCCAATCCGCTTGGACATGTCCCTTACCTTTCGCCCAATCCATGAAGACAGCAACAGCCTTCTCATGATCAAGTCCATGCTTCTGTGCAATCTCTCTAGGAGGATCAAAGTCATCGGGAATTTGCGTACCCTTTTTCTTCTTAGGCTCAGAAGATTGTTTTCCACACTTTGTGGAAGCACGACTATATATATTAGAAAAATGTAATTTTTCGTAAGTGTCGCGCGTGCGCGCGAGGGCTTGCCACAAATCCTCCACAATATAGCCGCAAATTGTGGCAGATGGGGTTGTCCCGAAAACTCTACAATACTCCTCTAATATTTCACGATGCCCATCAGGAATCCTCATGCGCAGTTCTGTGTTTTTCTGTTTTTTATCCGCCATTATAATCCTAATATTGTGCAAATTAATCCTATTACTATCGTGAAGAAAATTACTCCACAGACGGCAAATAGTATGCCCTGTAGGAGTATTTTCAGTATGCTTTTTATGTATTCCATCACGCCACTTTCTCCTTTAATTCTTCCCTCGCAGACATCACTTTTGCATGGAGATTTGTAGGGTAATGCTTCCCTATATACATCCCAAACTGCTCCGGGCAGGAAGCTCCATCCTTATCCATAAAGAACCTAAATCTCTCCAACTTCTCTTCTAGTTCTTCTTTTATAACGCATAATGTACTCCTGGATTTTTCCCACTTCTGAGCTAACTTGTTTAGAGTAATACCGTAGACCATGTTTGACATTAAAATGTCAGCCTCAATTGGCGTAAGCTGATCCATAAGGATCTGAAGAGATTCCTTTTCCTCAATCGTCAACTGCTTGGTATGCGACAGGAGCCTATCAGTCTCAACATCCTTGTAGTATGTGAGATTATTCTGACGCATCTTAAACATCTCAGGCCACTCACTAATTACATCTACGCATATTCCCGCATCGAGGAATGCTAATTCTATCCTCTTAACCTCATTATCTGTTGGTCTGCGCTTTAGGTTTATTATCTCTCCTACTCGCGTTGGATGCATATTGAGTTGCCTTGCTAGTTTTGATTGATTCCACCCTAACTTTTGTAGCGCTTCCCATATCGCACCATGCTTTATCTTAACTACTGCCGCTATCTTCATGATGCATTATTTATTAAGTGATGCCTCAAAATTAGGATCGCATCTGCTGTCTTTAATGTGAGTCCCTTGGTTGACGGAAAGAACTGCTTGGCGTGATTCATGAGCGCTTTCTTGCGCTTGTTTGAGGTTAGCCCACCTAATCCGCTTAGTCCCTTTTGCCAATCTTGTGGGCGCACCAGGACGAACGGGATTTCCGCCATCCTGAGTACTCCTTCCAAGAATCCGCATGATTTACCAAGCTTAAAGCTAGTACTCGATGGAATCGCCTTCCCCGCAAATGGTGGAACATGCTCAACCACAGCCTCAATACTCGTCACATCGGGATGGTCCTTCAAGTCCTGAATATGCTCCACAAACTCGAAGTCCTCATCGAGAGTATGCAGGGCAATCTTATGCTGTCCACCCCATGCAATTGCGTATCCACCACTCTTGCCGGGGTCTATGCCAATCGTGAGCTTCATTTCTCATCCTCCTCACCAAGATCCTCCTCGAAGTTAATAGTAACATCCGAGTCAGGATGATTATTCAGGTCCACACCCTGCAAGTGCGCCACAATCTGTTCGAGGGCGGCGTGCATTACGGTAATGGCTCCAAAGGTATCCGCTTTTGAGAGTTTCTCACTCGCCAAATCCAATGCTTTCCTAGTGTTGCCTAAGTAATTCATGCTGCCTTTCCCTCCTCATCACGCCTCACCGCATTTGCGAAATCGGTAATATCAATCGTCCGCCTGTTACCGATATTCTTCGTCTCCAGGTTATGCGTCCTGATAATCCGGTAGACATATGTCCGGCTCACGCCAAACTTGTCCGCCATTTGCATTACATTGAGACGGTTATTGCCATGAAGACTACCAAGATCAAGCGTGGTAACATCATCGGTATAACTAGGCCATACGCCACTACTCTCGCAGGTAGCCCATAGTTTGCACGCCTTCTCCATATTCGCCATTTGCTTATCTATGTCTGTAGCGGATAAGGTGTATGCCGCAGTTAAGTGAGGTGCAGATTTTTCCACCGCCAGGAAGATGAATTGCTTTGGCTTTTCTCCGAGTAAACGCAATGCGTGCATGTACCAACATGCTTGAAAGGTGTATCCAAACTGACGCACGCTCTTGGCGAAACCTTTCTCGCTCGCATCCTGCGTGCTTTTTAAATCGATCACCACACCCGCGCCGGGATTATACAAGTCAGGTCTGACTTTGCATTTCGCTCCTTCCATCTCAAAGAAACCCGTGCCTTCTATAATAGAACTCTGTTCCGCCATGTTGGTCCGCAGGATCGGATGATCCAATGCACTTGCCGCCATATCCATCACCAGGTCATAGTCGCTCGGAGCGAGCCAAGATTTGTTAGGCTCATTCTTCTGCATAATCTCAAACGCTTCCTTGTAGTGCTTGGTGCGTGGGCCCTGCCCATCTATCTCGCTTGGCTTTACCGCAAACTCGTCATCAAACTTGCCGGGTTCTAGCGTAGCCGCATGGAATGCACTTCCGATAACCAATGCAGGACTGCTCTCCTTGCGGTGGGTCATGTCGTACTTTACCTTCTGCGGACATGTGGTGAGAAGACTCCAGGCGGTCGAGCGAGATAACTCGCCCGACCCGTGGTACTCTGCATTAGAGATATTTTCCTTTAGCATGATGCCATCTCCCTCTTTAGAATTTCACGCACCCATGCAGACAAACTAACTTTCTGTCCGTTTGTATATCTCACAATCTTACGCTTCAGCGATAATGGCATACAGACGGAAAGCGTTTGATTAGGTTGTGCGGGATTCATCTTCTCTCCCTCACAATACGCTTTGCTTTTATATCTAGGCATCAGAATGGGTCCTCCTCTTTTGCGGGTTCCTCATCTGCAAAAGGATCTTCGCCACGGAACAAAGCACTCATGTCCACCTTTGTGTTTTTTACCGCATCGTTAATCTCATCACTACGCTTCTTGTGCGGGGATGGAGTCATTGCATAGGAAGTCTCAAGCCCTTCGCCATTGCGGACAATCTTTAGGTCATACTTCCTTGGGTCGCCCCAATCCTCATCCTTCGCAAGCGTCACAATCTCCGTGCGTAACTTCGCCTGAGTAAGCTCTAATACCTGGAGACACTCTTCATCGTAATTCCATACGAGCAATGCAAAGAACTGCTTTGGGTTCTCCGCAAACTTGCGCGGAGCTTCCTCGCCTACCTTCCAACGAAAAGGCTTGCGTTTACCCTCTTCATCCTCGCCCCATCCAAGCATACCCTGGATGTTGGTGCCGTCCTCGAAAGAACCTACTATGCGAAACTGATTCGCACCTTG